TGACTCAAGCCAAATTGAAGCAAGGACAGTAGCATGGCTTTCGGGACAGAACGACCTCGTAGAAGCCTTTGAAAGGAAAGAAGATGTCTATAAGATTATGGCGAGCAGTATTTATAACAAAGCGGTCGAAGACATCACGGACTCAGAGCGGTTCGTGGGTAAAACGACAATCCTTGGCGCAGGTTATGGCATGGGCGCAACAAAGTTTGCTATACAACTCAAAACTTTTGGCGTGGAAATCGAGGAGCAAGAAGCGAAGAGAATCATTGACGTGTACCGTCAAACATATCCAAAAATCCCCGAACTGTGGAAAGAAGCTAATCGTTCCCTTGACGCTATGGCACAGAAAAAGACTTGTGCAGTTGGGTGTCAACCCGAAGCACTTAGCCTTACGCCATCAGGTTTTTTATTACCAAGCGGACTCCACCTTAATTACAACGACCTTAGACGAGACGATGACGCATATAGTTATGGAAGTAGACGAGGTCGTGTGAAGATTTATGGCGGGAAGGTAGTTGAGAACTTATGTCAAGCTATCGCACGGTGCATTATTGGTGAGCAGATGTTGCGTATAGCTAGGCGTTACAAGGTAGCACTTACAGTTCACGATGCGGTTATGGCGGTTGTAAGTGAAGATGACTGTGACGAGGCAATAAAATACATACATAAATGTATGAGTTGGAGACCGAGCTGGGCTTTAACATTACCTCTTGCTTGTGAAATAGGCGCAGGTAAAAGCTATGCCGACTGTAGTAAAAAAATGTCAATTGAACAATGGGGGTTGTGATGACTAAACTATTAGAAAGATTAGGTAGTGGGTTGTTGAAAATACTAGACATGTTTAAAAAACCTGAGTTAATTAAACCTGTTGATGAAGGCGTTGAGATTGAAGTTGTTGACCCAAGCGATAAAAAGCTTGATGAAAAAGAAGACTTTCCTGAAACGCTAAGTGAGTTACTTGATCACTTAGATTTTACATTTGATGCATATAGTATGCGTTCTTTTAGTACAAGCTGGCTAGATGCTGATAGCCGTAATGGTTTAAAAAAGTTAGGCGCACATGTACCAAATCCGTGGCAACATGTATGGTATGAGGACACTAGCGAATTAAAAGTTAATATATCTAAGGGTATGCCGTCTATTATATTTATAGCAACACCGCATACAAAAACAGAAGGTAAGGTTGGACCCGCATACTTTTTTGCTATTAAACATACTAAGTTACCGTGGCATATAGAGCAAAAGAAAGGTACTCCATATCAGTTTGGTATGGCTTTTGCCGCCAACAAATTATTTTGGCATTGCTCTTGGGTTGTAGTTAGAGAAGATGGTTCATTTGATTTTTGCAAAGAACACGTACACAAAACTGTACCTATTGTTTATAAAGGTAAACATAAGGGTGGTTATATGAAACCTGTATTTAAAGAAACCACAATGATTGAAGATTACACTGAAGCTAAGAAGAACGGCGAAGCAATTATGAGGAACTCGTTTAAATCTGCTTTTGATTGGTGGGTTAACCGCAACGACCGTTGGAATGTAGCAGTTAAGAAAGGTAATGACAGGGTTACGTTTTGCGTTGACAAAACACTAACTAAAAAATATTTTGCCGATAGAGATAAGACTGCAGTAACACCAACAGGACAAAAGAAAAAGATTATACATTATGTAAAAATGCATGAACGAAAAGTCAAAGATAAGATTAGTACAGTTAAAGAACACATACGAGGCATGAATAAGTTTGAGTGGAAAGGGTATAAATGTACTGTGTCTGCCCCTGAATTCGGTATGCAAATCACTAGCACTTTTACTGCTGAAGCACATATTTTAGAAAAGAAAACAAAAGAGTTTGTATCCATGAGCAGAGTTGGCAGTATGTTAGCCGCAAACGAAGAAAGCAGAGCGCAAAGATGAAGTGGTCATACTCCTCGATTAGTTTGTTCCAACAATGTCCACGCAAGTATTATCATCTGCGTGTAGTTAAAGATATTGTTGAGCCTGAGTCAGAAGCTATGCTATACGGCACACTCGTGCATAAGGCTGCGGAAGACTATATTAATAGTGACATCCAGATCCCTGAGAAGTTCTCATATATTACGCCAGCATTGGATATGTTAAAGAAAATCCCGGGTGAAAAGCTATGCGAACATAAGATGGGGTTAACGGCAGAACTAAAGCCATGCGATTTCTTTGGTGATGACGTTTGGTTTAGGGGTGTAGCTGATTTACTTATACTTGATAATGATGTTGCACGTATTATTGACTACAAAACAGGTAAGAGTGCTCAATATGCCGACGTTAAACAACTAGAACTAATGGCACTCGCAGTATTTAAACACTTCCCCGAGATAACAAAAGTTAAGGCTGGGCTTGCCTTTTTGGTTTCCAACGACTTTGTGAAAGCCTCTTACAAAAAGGAATCGGAATCTGAGGCATGGCTTAAGTGGATACAAGAGACAGACAGGTTGCAATCGTCACATGATAACAATGTGTGGAACGCTAAACCTAATTTTACTTGTAGGAAATTCTGCTCAGTAAAAACATGTGAACATAACGGAAAAGGGATTTACAGATGAATGATGATGATAAATATTTAAGAGATTTTTTTGCAGGGCTTGCAATGGTGGGGTTGATGATGAGTGGTGTAGATTGGAAAGCCAAGTATGCGTACGAAGTAGCCGATGAAATGATGGAAGCACGAGATAAAAATGAGGCTGGTATTGCAGGTATTGGTAAACGTAAATATACTAGAAAGACGGAGGAGACATGAAACTATTTTCATTAATTGTAGCTACATTAATTTGTGGCTATGTAATATTTTTTACTGAACTTGCTCGTAGAGAAGCACAAACGCATTGGGGTACAAAGAGTTGTGAGTTAGCGGAGATTAGCCCTGACTTCACACCAAAAGAGAAACAAGACTGCCGATTGGCAAGAAAGGACAGGACATGAAAGCATTTCCAAATTACCACTATGCAGGTGATGCATATCAAGGCATGGATTTAAGAGATTACTTTGCGGCTAAAGCAATGCAATACTGGTTATCCAACCCAATTGATAATCGTCAAATTGAAAAATTATGCGAAGGTGCGTATCAAATAGCAGATGCAATGATGAAAGCGAGAGAGAAATGATTGAAAAACGCTTGACCTTAGAAGAACTGTTTGGTCGTGATATTGTATCGCAGGAAGAAGTTGCTGAAGCTATGGAGTTATCTAGGTCGCAAGTAAATACGGCAGAAAAAATGGCGTTTAAAAAGATTAGGGCTTATTTGTGGAAGAACAATTACAACAAGGAGGATTTATTATGACTGAGTTTGAAGATGAGGCATTGCGATTGTTAAGAGAGATACTTGAATTATTAAAAGCACAACGAGGAGCAGGTAGCAGATGACTAACGAAGAAGTTGTAAAAGTCCTTAAGGAAATTACTGATTGTTACGGCGAGGAATCTATGCCAAAATACATAGTATTGAACGATGGAACCGTGTATTTTTACAAGAAAGATGAGGATAGATATGCCGTATGTGAACAAACCCCGCCCATACAAGAAGGAATACGAGCAACAGAAGGATCGAAATGAGCAACCTTCAAGGAACGCCCGTGCCCGAGCAAGATACGAAATGGATGCCAAAGGAGTTGACAGGACAGGTAAAGACATTGACCACACTATCCCCCTTAGCAAAGGTGGAACTAACGCCAAATCAAATCTTAAACTTAAATCGCCTAGTGCAAATCGTTCTTTTTCCCGAAACTCTGACCACACAGTAAAGAAGAACAAGCCTAAAAATGGAAATACTAAATAACAATACGCTGGTTATAAACACACGTAGACCGCATTTAATTGAGCAATGTATCCCCAACAGTAAAGTGATTGAGACTAACGGCGACTTACACAGAGTCTCCGTTAACTGGGGTTTAGAAGAAGTTCAAGCATTAAGTAAATTAAAGATTAAAAAAGTGCCATCACCAATCCAACGTGATTATAAGTGGCCCGGCGTATTCCCACCGATGCAACACCAACGAGATACCGCTAACTTTTTGACAATACATCAAAGAGCATTTTGTTTTAATGAGCAGGGTACAGGTAAAACGGCATCTGCAATATGGGCATCGGATTACTTATTGGAGCAAAAGAAAATACGTCGTGTATTAATCATATGCCCTTTGTCTATCATGCAATCAGCATGGCAAGCCGACTTGTTTAAGTTTGCAATACACCGCAAGGTTGGCATAGCTTACGGCAGTAGACTAAAGCGCAAAGCTGTTATTGAGAGCGATGCTGAATACGTGGTCATTAACTATGATGGTGTTGAGATTGTTGCTGACGCTATTGCCAAAGGTAACTTTGATTTAATTATTATTGACGAGGCTAACGCATACAAGACAGTTACAACTAAACGCTGGAAAACACTTAACAGAATAATTACACCTACTACATGGTTGTGGTTAATGACTGGAACACCAGCAGCCCAAAGCCCAACTGATGCTTACGGCATAGCTAAGATATGTGTGCCGCACAATGTCGATAGATTCTTTGGTGCGTTCAGGGATAGGACAATGGCTAATATAACTAAGTTTAAGTGGGTACCAAAACCCACAGCTAATCTTGTTGTTTACCAAACCCTACAGCCCGCAATCCGCTTTACCAAAGCCGAGTGCTTAGACCTACCGGAAGTTACTCATGTCTTTAGAGATGCGCCACTTACTGCGCAACAACTTAAGTACTACAAGATTCTTAAAGACGAAATGCTTATGGTTGCGGCAGGCGAAGAAGTTAGTTCCGTCAATGCCGCAGTTAATCTTAACAAGCTGTTACAAATTAGCGGTGGTGCTGTGTATGCTGACAATAGCACTGTTATTGAGTTTGATGTATCTAACCGTCTTAAAGTTATTGAAGAAGTAATTAATGAGGCAAGTCATAAAGTCCTTGTGTTTGTACCTTTTACGCATACAATAGAATTGCTCAGATCGCATTTGAGAGGGGCAGGTATTTTTTGCGAAGTTATCAACGGTAAGGTGCCAGTCAATAGGCGTACTGAGATATTCAAAAACTTTCAAACGCAATCTGAACCTAGAGTGCTTGTCATCCAGCCTCAAGCAGCGTCACACGGTGTCACATTAACTGCCGCTGATACAATCATATGGTACGCTCCAGTAACATCTATAGAGACTTACTTACAAGCCAATGCACGTATAGACAGGCAGGGACAGAAGAACAAGATGACTATAGTTCATATTAAGGGTAGTCCCGTAGAGACAAAGTTATATAATATGTTGCAAAATAAGTTAGACATTCACACTAAAATAATTGATTTATATAATAACGAAATAAGTGAAAATAATACTTGACAGAGTATAGTTTTAGTATATAATTACACTAACAGGCAAAGACCTGTATTACTTGAAAGGGAATCAACATGGCAGAATTATCCGCCGATAAACTAGTCGCCGTCTACATTAAAATTCGTGATGCTAAGGAAAAGCTTACTCGTGAATATAATGCTCAAGAAGCCGAACTAGATATACAAATGGATTTAATTGAGCAAGAACTTTTAGAGATGTGCAAAACTCTCGATGCTACAAGTATCAAGACCAAGCATGGCTTAGCAATGCGCACCGTTAAAAGTAGATACACAACTAATGACTGGGAAACGTTTTACAACTTTATGTTTGAACATAAGGTGCCTGAGTTATTAGAGAAGCGTATTCATCAAACGAATACAAAAACATTTTTAGAAGAAAACCCGGATTTGTTGCCACCCGGACTAAACGTGGACAACGCATACTCAATCATAGTAAGGAGAAGCACATGAGCGAAATAGCTCTTTTCAAGAAAAACCTACCTGCATACTTAAAAAATGTAGAGTTGGACAGTGTTACTAAAGCTTTAGTTAAAGGCGGTAGTAAGACTAAACGTATTGCGCTTGGTAATAACAAGTTTGTTCTTAAGGTAGGTGGCGAAGAAATTTCAAAGAGTGCCACTAACAAGATGGAAGTTGTGATTGTTAATGCCGCAGGTGATGTATCACGCACATACTACGGTTCTGCGTATGACCCTGATGGTGAAGCTACTGCGCCTGATTGCTGGTCACCCAACGGTAGAACTCCTGATGCATCTATCGCTAGTCCACAGCATACTAACTGTGATAACTGCCCTAAGAATATTGAAGGTTCAGGTCAGGGTAAGACTAAGGCTTGTAGGTTTAGTCGCCGTATAGCGGTAGTACTCGCAGGGGATATTGAAGGTGATGTGTATCAGATGGAGTTAAAGTCTAAGTCATTCTTTTATAGCAAGAAAGACCCAGGCGATTTAGATCACATGCCGTTTGACCAATACGCAAACTACGTTGGTTCGCAAGGTTACAACCTTAACAATTTAGTTACTGAAATGCGTTTTGATGAAGACGCAACTGTAGGTAAGTTATTCTTCCGCCCTACAAAATTCCTTGAAGAGCATGAGTGGGAAGCAGCTAAGAAACAACAGGAAACACCTGCTGCAAAGAACGCTGTTGTTATGACTGTTGCGCAGACTGATGGCGTGACTAAAAAGGCTTTACCTAAACCCGAAGTTAAGGCTGCAGTTGAAGAAGATGAAGCTGAAGTTATAGCTGAGCCTAAGAAGAAGGAAGAAAAGAAAGTTGAGCCAACTCCTAAGAAGAACATTGCTGATGTATTAGGCAAATGGTCTACTGACGAAGAATGAACTTAAGAGGCTATAGCTATCAACTTGTGAAAGCTAACCTAGCTGCAGACCCTGATTTAGTAGGGGTGCAGTTAGGCCGGTACTGTATTGCCAAAGATATATCGGTGGTATATATTGCTGAGAAAATCGGCGTTTCAAAAATGACGGTATACCATTGGTTTGTTGGTAAATCAGTGCCACACAAGGCGAGAGCCGAAAAAATAATCAAGCTACTGAATAGAGCTAAATTCAGCATTTAACCACGGGCAATAATATGGCAACGATAGATTTATTGAAGGAAGTATTGCCCCCTGAAGGAACAGGATACTACTGCATACTTGGTCTAAAAGAAGATAAAGAGAAACCGCCAATACAATCGTTTTACAAAACTCTACAAGAAGTAACTGATCAAGTCGAGGAACTATTAGCCAAAAATTTTAATGTGTATTTCGGCTGTGCTAAATACTTAGATGAAGACGAAGGACGTACACAAAAAAATAGCGCTTACTTTAAAAGTTTTTGGTTGGACATTGACTGTGGTGTGGCAAAGCCGTACGCAACACAAGCGATAGGACTAGAAGCTTTAGCGGAGTTTTGCTTAAAGATTAGGCTACCTTTACCTACCATAGTGGATTCAGGTAGGGGTATCCATGCCTACTGGGAACTAAGCGAAGTTATTAGCCGAGAACAATGGTTACCTGTAGCTAAACGCTTGAAGTATCTGTGCCAAGAATATGGGTTTGAAGCTGACCCATCAAGGACTGCGGAAAGTGCATCTGTTTTAAGGATACCTGAAACACTTAACTTTAAACAAGACCCTCCGTTACCCACAGCAATACTGGCTAAGTCTAAGCAGTTAAGCTACGACGACATCGTTAAAAAGCTAGGCGTGTTAATTGCACCTAGTCATATCAAGCAATCTTTTAATAAGTCGGCTAAGCTTGCAAAGAGTAATCAGCAAAGTAGGTTTAGAACTATTATGCTGAAAACTGTAAAGGGTGAAGGTTGTAATCAGATTAAAGACTTGGTTGAAAACCAAGACACTATGGATGAGCCTAGGTGGCGGGCAGTATTAAGTATTGCGGCGTTTTGCGTTGATAGGGATACAGCTATACATGCTGTCAGTGAAGGACATCCTGAATATAACTATGAAGATACGGAGAAGAAAGCTAATGAGATTAAAGGACCGTATACGTGTGAAAAAATGGATTCGTACAATCCGGGCAAATGCGAAGGGTGCACATATAAGGGCAGGATATCAAACCCCATACAACTTGGGCTGGAAATCATCCCTAGTAACAAGAATGCTGTTGTTGTCGAGGCTGATGAAACAGGAGTAGTTGAACAATACAAAGTTCCTGAGTATCCGTTTCCATATTTCCGTGGTCAAAACGGTGGTGTGTACATGAAGATTAAAGACGAAGACGATGAGAACGCAGTAATAAATATTTACGAGCACGATTTATACGTAGTAAAAATGTTAAACGATCCTAAGCGTGGAGACATGACTTGGATTAGACTACATCTTCCTAGAGATGGAGTTAGAGAATTTGCATTACCGCTTACAGATGCACTTACACCGGACAAACTACGGGATAAGCTGGCATGGTATGGCGTTATTGCGGGTAAGAAACAGATGGAATCCATCATGGGTTATTTAATTAAGTTTACAAAAGAACTTCAACATAAAGCAAAGGTAGAGAAAATGCGCACACAATTTGGTTGGGCTGACAATGATACAAAATTCATTTTAGGCGATAAGGAAGTATCAGCAACGGGGGTTACATATAGCCCGCCGTCTAGTAGCACAGGCAGTTTAGCAATACACATGGAGCCTACAGGTGACTATGAAGAGTGGAAAGCTATAGCTAATACCTATAACCAAAAAGGTTTTGAGCCCCATGCGTTTGGGTTCTTTACTGCGTTCGGTGCTCCGTTAATAAAGCATCTTAACCTTAAAGGCGCAATCATTAACTTAATTAACGCTGAGTCAGGTACAGGTAAATCAACCGTGCTTAAAATGTGCAACAGTGTTTGGGGGCATCCTGAAGAATTAATGCTCCAGTGGAAAGATACTATGAACACGATGATTCATAGGCTCGGCATTATGAACAATCTTCCCGTGACGATTGATGAGATTACTAAACTAAGTGGCGATAGCTTTTCAGATTTAGCTTATAGTATTTCACAAGGTCGGGGTAAGAACCGTATGATGCAACACGAGAACGCCGAAAGAAAGAACGATACTAAGTGGGGAACCATAGCGTTGTCTAGTGCTAATGCATCCTTCTATGATAAGTTAGCTGCACTTAAAGCTACACCTGATGGCGAGTACATGCGCTTACTTGAGTACCGTATTGATGCAACTGATATCTTAACTAAAGAAGAAGCCGATAACATTTTTAACGGGTTGTATAGTCACTACGGTCACGCTGGCGTAGAGTATGCTAAATACTTGGTAGCTAATTTAGAAACAGTTATTGATACGGTTATGCAAGTACAGCAAAAACTAGATGCTGAAATCGGCTTCACAAGTCGTGAGCGGTTCTGGTCTGGTACTGCAGCATGTAATATAGCAGGGGCCCTTATCGCCAAGGATTTAAAAATCATTCCTGACTTTGACATTGGCAGAGTTTATCGTTGGTTAATCAAAGAACTGGTTAAAATGCGCACCGAAATTAAAGCGCCTACGCAAACCAACCAAGCTAGTGTTATTGGCGAGTTTATGAATGAGCACAGAGCATCAACATTAGTTATCAACGGTAACGCAGACGCAAGGTCAGGTATGGAGCAGCTTCCTATAGTCGAGCCTAAGTTTAATGAGTTGTTGGTACGTATT